CATCAATTAATGTTATTGGTGTCAGTGGGCAAGCAAACAATTGGCAAATTAAAGATTGTGAATTCCAAGAAGTAAGTAGATATGTGTTTACAAGTAACTGGGGTTCAGGAACTAAATTTACAGGGTCTACATTTACAAACTGTGGTAACAGCACTAACACAGCAGCCAATCCTGTTTGGCCAATGATATCGTTTGGTGAAAGTACTGACAACATTGTACACAATTGTTTTTCTAACAGACAACAAAATGCAGGTATTGTAAGTTCAGAAACAATTACAGGTATAGCAGAGGTTGTAAATTCAGACTTTACACAGATTACAAATAGAAATAATTCACAGATATTTTTATCTAACAGTTTTAGACCAGTAGCGGTCTTCGGCGCATTAAACAATTTTATATCGTTAAACTACATTTTAAGATTAGGTGTTCATGTAAGATACGGAAAACTAGTTATGACAGTCGGTGACGGCTTACAGAAGATTAGTTTTACAGATGAGTATCAATATTCAGACTTAGGAACAACTTCTGAGGGTGGCAAAATTATGAGTAACTTTCAGTTTGATGTAGAACTAAGAGACAATGATACGGACAGTGGCGTAGAAACAATTGTATTGTACTATAAAAATCCTTTGACAACAGGACAAACAGGCAATATATCTTTTGATGTTTCCTACGGTGTATAATTTTGCGCTTTTGAACGCTTTTTCTATTGCGTTCTTGAACACTTTCTGTTACAATAAAAACTAATTAAATGCACATGAAGAAAAGGTATCTTCATTTGTTCTGTAATATGGGTGGGTAAAACCAATCCTGATAAATACCCTTATACAAATAATTAAGGAATAGAGGCAAGAAAAAAAGATGACAAAAGAGATTTACATCACGAAGCGTTCCGGCTCCAAGGAAATACTAAATTTAGATAAGATGCACTTTGTAGTCGATGAGGCTTGTAACGGTCTTTCTGGTGTAAGTGCATCTCAAATAGAGATGAATGCTGATTTACAATTTTATGACGGCATGACAACAGATGAAATTCAAAATATATTAGTAAAGAGTGCTAATGATCTTATATCATTAGAAGCACCTAACTATCAATATGCAGCAGCAAGATTGTTACTGTATACTTTACATAAAAAAGTTTACGGTAGATACGAACATCAGTCGTTAACAGAAATTATCGATATGAATATTAAGCGTGGCGTATACGATTCTAATATTAAAGAAAAATATACAGACACTGAACTAAAAAAATTAAACACATATATCAAACATGATCGTAACGAAGAATTTACATACGCTGGATTACGTCAAGTTGTAGATAAGTACTTGTGTCAGGATAGAAGTAACGGCGACATTTTTGAAACGCCACAGCATATGTATATGATGATTGCTGCAACACTATTTGCTGAATATCCTAAGGAGACACGTTTATCATACGTGAAAAAATATTATGACGCGACTTCACTTTTTAAAATCAACATACCAACCCCTGTCATGGCAGGAGTGCGTACTCCTATTCGTCAGTTTGCCAGTTGTGTTCTTGTTGATGTGGATGATACTCTTCCTAGTATCTTTAGCTCTAATAGCGCGATCGGTTACTACATTGCTCAAAGGGCAGGAATTGGGATTAACTCAGGAAGAACAAGAGCAATCAATTCAAAAATACGAGGTGGAGAAGTAGCCCATACAGGCGTTGTCCCATTCTTAAAAGTTTACGAAAGCACAGTAAGAAGTTGTACACAAAATGGTGTACGTGGTGGTAGTGCAACTACACACTTTCCTATTTGGCATTATGAGATTGAAGATATTCTTGTACTTAAAAATAACAAAGGTACTGAAGACAATCGTGTACGTAAATTAGATTATTCAATTCAAATCAATAAAGTATTTTACGAAAGGCTGTTGGCTGATAAAGACATAACTCTTTTCTCGCCACACGATGTCCCAGAAGTGTATGATGCATTTTACTCAGGTGACAACGATAAGTTTCAAGAAGTATATGAAGCAGCAGAAAGAAAAACATCTCTTAGAAAGAAGAAAATTAAGGCAAGAGATCTTTTTGGTGACTTATTAAAAGAACGTGCTGAAACAGGACGTATCTATATTATGAATGTTGATCATTGTAACTCACACAGTTCATTTAAAGATCCGATCTTTATGAGTAACTTGTGTCAAGAAATTACACTACCAACTAAGCCTATTCAACACATTGATGATGAAGAAGGCGAAATTGCTCTTTGTATTCTTTCTGCTATTAACGTAGGTTTAATTAACAAACTAGAAGAATTAGAAAACTTATGTGATCTTGCAGTAAGAGCATTAGAAGAAATTATTGACTATCAAGGTTATCCTGTTAAGGCTGCTGAACTAAGCACTAAATCAAGACGTTCGCTTGGTATTGGTTACATTGGCCTTGCACACTATCTTGCAAAGCATAAAGTTAAGTATGATAATCCAGAGGCATGGAAACTAGTACACGAACTTTCAGAAGCATTCCAATACTATCTACTTGTTGCAAGTAACGAACTTGCTCAAGAACGCGGTGCGTGTGAAGGCTTCAGTCGTACTAAATATGCAGACGGCATCTTACCCATTGACACATATAAGAAAGATGTCGATAATGTTATTAAGGCGAAGTTACAGTATGATTGGAAAACTTTACGAAACGATATTAAGAAGCACGGACTACGGCACAGCACTTTGTCCGCACAGATGCCATCAGAAAGCAGTTCCGTTGTGTCAAACGCAACCAACGGTATTGAACCACCAAGAGCTTTCTTGTCCATTAAGAAGTCAAAGAAAGGGCCTCTTAAACAAGTTGTTCCGCAGTTTGGTCAACTAAAGAATTTTTATACATTGCTTTGGGATATGCCCAGCAATGAAGGTTATATAAATATTGTCGCTGCTATGCAGAAGTTTTACGATCAAGCAATTAGCGGTAACTGGAGTTATAACCCAACACACTTTGAAAACAACGAAGTACCGTTAAGTGTTATGATGAAAGATATGTTAACAACCTACAAGATGGGTTGGAAGACTAGTTACTATCAAAACACTTATGACTTTAAGGGTGATGATGAGAATGTTCAACCTGCTGGTTTGGAAGAAACTACAGTTGACAATCAAATTAATGGTGCTACAATGAACGGCACTATAAATGGCCATAATGGAGTTAATGGACATGTGAATGGTAAAGAAACTATCACTGTGGATATTGATGACGGCGAAGAATGCGAAGCATGTAATATATAATAGAACGTATGACGAAAAAGAGAGAGAGACAGACATTGGCTAAAACAGTATTCAACAAAAAGAAAGTAGACTTTACTAAAGAATTTATGTTCTTTGGAGAAGACGGTAACACACAACGTTATGACGTATTTCGTTATCCAGAGTATGACAAACTTAATCAAACTATGTTAGGTTACTTTTGGAGACCTGAAGAAGTTTCTTTACAGAAAGACAGAGCAGACTATCAAGACTTTCGTGAAGAAGAAAAACATATTTTTACAAGTAACTTAAAATATCAAACACTATTAGATAGTGTACAGGGACGTGGACCTTGTCTTGCTTTCCTACCATACTGTTCTAATCCTGAATTAGAAAGTTGTATTGTGGCTTGGGACTTTCAAGAAACAATTCACAGTCGTTCATATACACACATTGTAAAAAATGTTTATGCAAATCCTAGCGAAGTATTTGATACTATCTTAGAAGACAAAGAAATTCTTGCTAGAGCAGAAAGTGTTACTAAAGAATACGACAAGTTTAATGAGATTGCAGACAATTGGTTCCATCATAAGAAAGGCGATATGTATGAAGTCAAGAAGCAATTATACAAAGCAATGATGACTGTAAACATTTTAGAAGGTTTACGTTTCTATGTATCATTTGCATGTACGTTTGCATTTGGCGAGCTAAAGAAGATGGAAGGATCTGCAAAGATTATTTCGTTGATTGCACGTGATGAAGCAACACATTTGAATTTATCTACACACATTTTAAAGCATTGGATGAAAGGTGATGATGATCCAGATTTTGTTAAGATTGCTAAAGAGTGTGAAGAAGAAGTTTATGAAATGTGGCGTGAGTGTGTTGAAGAAGAAAAGCGTTGGGCAGATTATCTTTTTGCAAAAGGATCAATTGTAGGACTTAATGCAAATCTACTACATTCATATGTAGAGTTTATTGCTAATAAGAGATTAAAAGCACTAGGACTTAAAACAATCTACGATCGTCCATTAAACACTAATCCTTTACCGTGGACACAGCACTGGCTATCTAGCTCAGGCTTGCAAGTTGCTCCACAAGAAACAGAAGTAGAAAGTTATATCGTTGGGGGTGTTAAACAAGATGTTGAGAAAGATACCTTCAAAGGTTTCGAACTTTAGATAAGTATTAGTATGTTCAAAGCTCAATTTAAAAAACATTCACCATACGAATCTTGGGTAACAATTGGATCATACGGTTCAGAAGCACAGGCTATTTCTGCTGCTTTAGGAAAGAAAAGACAAAATGTTATTATGGTAAGAGTTACTGATAAAAAAGGATCAGTAATTTATTCTGGTTAACGTATGAGATATTTTTTACTACAGTTGATAGATTGGAAAATTGCACTTCTGCAGAAATTCAGATTGTTTGTATCAGGCGAATCTAAATACATATATACAGATAAGCAACAACAACAATTTTTAAAGAAATGGATGATGAAAGAATGATTGAGATATACGGAAAACCAAGTTGTCCTTTTTGTGTTAAGGCAGTAAACTTATGCAAAACACGTCAACTTGAACACACATATAAATCACTAGGAACAGATTATTCAAGAGAAGAATTACTTGAATGGTTTCCAGGTGCAAGAACAGTGCCGCAAATTAAAATTAATGGTAAAACAATTGGCGGTTATAATGAATTTGAAAAGTATCTAGATGACACAGGATACAACGGAACAGGACACACTATATGATAATTGAAACACCTTACAAAGTAGGAGACACAGTCTCTATTAAACTTACATCAGGCGAGGAAGTTGTCGCAAGATACAAAGAAGATAAAAACAGTGCTATGGTACTGTCTAAACCTTTAATGGTTACAGCAACACAAAAAGGCTTAGGTCTAGCACCATTTATGTTTACTATTGGTACTGACGCTACAGTGTCAATAGATAATAGCAAAGTAGTTTGTGTTGTAAAAACACAAGACGACATGTCTAAACAATATATTACAAGCACAACTGGAATAGCAACATAATGCCTGGCGTAGTAAGAGTAGGACAGGACGTACACGTTGGACACGCAAGTCCTACACCAAGTCCTTTCCATCAAACTTCTTACGCATCAGGCTCACCAAATGTTTTTACAAACGATAGTTCAACAGTAAGACTAGGTGATGTAACTGCTTGTGGTGACCCTGCAGTAGGTGCTTCACCAAATGTATTTGCTAATAGTATTGCTGTTCATAGACTAGGAGATGCAACTGCTGGTCATGGTAGTTGGGTTCCAAATGCAGCAGCCACAGCAAGTGGCAATGTTATAGCGAACGGATAGTGCTATGCCGAAGTATAGCAATACAGAAGCAGTACTAACAGCAGACGGTTTTAGTTTTAAAACACTCCCTACAAAAAATCAAACAGCAAGATTTGAATATGTAGTCTTTGATTACATAAAAGATAATCCTGGAACACGTGGTAATAAATATAGTAGTTACGTAGGCAAACACTACGATGATGATGGAACTACTAGCGAATGACATTAATTAAACGTGCAGACAAGGGACAAGCATTAACCTACGAAGAACTAGATGGCAACTTTACACATCTAGGAGGTGATGGGAGTTATCAGTTCCCTGCGACAGACGGCACACCAAATCAAGTATTACAAACAGACGGAAACGGCAATTTAACTTTTCAAAGTGCTGGTCTTCCTGAATTAATTACAGCAGATTTTAAAGGCAGTGTATTTGCAGATGACAGCACTTTGGTTATTGACGGACTTAACGGTTCTGTTTTTGCATCTTCTCTAAGGACACAAGATGAAACAATTGCTCTAGCATCTTCCGCAGGTGCTACAGGTCAACTGTCAGGTGGTATTGCTATAGGATTTGAAGCAGGTAATCAAAATCAAAGTGAAGGCGGAATATTTGCCTCCCACGCTTCTGAGCGTTCTAGTGTTGCTATAGGATATCGAGCAGGAAAAACAGATCAGGCATCTAGTAGCGTTGCTATTGGTTCGAACTCAGGATTGACTAATCAAGGTTACTTAAACACAGCAGTTGGATGGAAAGCACAAGAAACAAACGCCGGTAATAGAGCAGTTGCTATAGGTGCGCAGGCTGCCGAATTTGCACAAAGTAATAACAGTATAGCAATAGGATTTGAAGCAGGAGCCACTTCACAAGGACAAAATTCAATAGCAATTGGTTATACGGCTGGTAGAAGCGGTCAGGGTGCCAAGTGTATAGCAATTGGAAGTGTTACTGGAACTTCGAATCAACCAGATGAAACATTGATAATTTCAGCAGATCTAGCAACAATTGCTCCTTCAGGATCTGGCGAAGCATATATAAGTCCTATTCGAGAAGTAACAGGCGGTTCTGCTCCTGCAGGATTTAGTCCAATGTATTACAACCCTACAACAAAAGAAGTCATAGTTGTATCTCCATAGTTAATTTATAGATAACTACTTTTACAATAATAAAGGTAATAGATTTATGAATAAAATAAAAAAATACATATGGATGGGAATTGGATTCTTATCACTGGGCATGGCCTATATAGGTGTAGTTGTTCCAGGTATTCCGTTTTCAATCTTCTTAGTATTTGCAGCATATTGTTTTGCAAAGAGTAGTAAACGTATGCACGATTGGTTATACAATCACAAATATTTTGGACCGTTCTTAACAAACTGGGTACAGAAGAAAGTATTTCCTACAAAAGGAAAATATTTAATGATTGCTGTGATGGCATCATCACTTGCTTTCTTTTGGTTTACTACATACAACATTGCCGCAGTGGCTTGGACAGGTGGTTCAATGGCATTAGTAGCAATATGGGCTTGGAGATATCCAGGTTCAGTTGAAGAACAAAAACGTAGAGTAAAGGCAGGCAAAAGGATTGCTTGGTTAAAATAATATGAAGTGCGAACAGGGAGATTTAGCAAAAATTAT